TATAATCCAAGCTGGGCACAAGGCAGTGGAGGAGCTGATAAAAGTAGCTAAAGAAGCTATTGTAGATTCAAGTGATGATTTATCAGCAGACAAACTAAAGAATGCAGCAGCAACTAAAAAACTAGCTATATTTGACGCGTTTGAAATACTTAATAGAATTCAAGAAGAAGAAAACTTACTTGAGGGCAAAGCACCTAAAGAAGCAGAGAAAGAAGCTTTTAAAGGATTCGCAGAAGGTAGATCTAAGTAATGTACGAGCAAAGTTTAGTTAAAACAGTTGAGCCTGTAAAGAAAACTACTATTAGTAGACTCAACAAAGGTAAAAAGTGGAAGTACGGTTATGATAAAGATCATGATATTGTAGTGCTATCACACAGTGGCCAAATAGGAGAGATCATACAAATACAAGATCTAGTAATTGCTCTACCTAAGGCACCTAAGGATGTTTATAAGAACTTAAAAAATAAATGGGTTAAGTTTGAGCAGCCAAAAGAATTAAAGCAGTTTAAGAACATATTTGACTGGCGCGCTTACCCTGAAGATCAAAAGGATCAATGGCATAACTATATAGACGAGGAATTTACAAGAAGAGATGAGGGTTTTTGGTTTACTAATAACGGCAAGCCAACCTATATAACAGGCGCTCATTACATGTACTTACAATGGAGCAAGATTGATGTTGGGGCGCCAGACTTTAGAGAGGCGAACAGATTGTTTTATATATTTTGGGAAGCTTGTAAGGCGGACAAAAGATGCTACGGAATTTGTTATTTAAAAAACAGACGTTCAGGATTTTCTTTCATGTCTTCTGCAGAAACAGTTAATTTAGCTACTCTTGCAAGTGATAGTAGATATGGTATCTTATCTAAAACGGGTGGAGATGCTAAGAAAATGTTTACTGACAAAGTCGTTCCTATAAGTATCAATTATCCATTTTTCTTCAAACCTATTCAAGATGGTATGGATCGACCGAAAACAGAGCTTGCATATAGAGTTCCGTCTACTAGGTTTACTAGAAAAAAAATAACTGCTAATGAAAAGCTAGAAGAGTTAGAGGGTTTAGACACAACAATTGACTGGAAGAATACTGGAGACAATAGTTATGATGGTGAAAAACTAGCGCTATTAGTACACGATGAAGCTGGTAAATGGGAAAGACCAGAAAATATTTTAAACAACTGGAGGGTTACAAAAACGTGTTTGAGATTAGGTAGCAGAATTATTGGTAAATGCATGATGGGATCAACATCAAATGCTTTAGATAAAGGTGGCGAAAACTTTAAAAAATTATACAATGCTTCAGACGTTACAAAAAGAAACAGAAATGGTCAGACAAAGTCTGGTTTATACTCTTTGTTTATCCCAATGGAATGGAACTACGAAGGATTTATTGATGAGCACGGACTTCCAGTTTTCACTACTCCTGATGTCAATCGGCTCGACCCAAGCGGTGAACTAATAGATGTAGGTGTAATAGATAATTGGCAAAACGAAGTAGATGGTTTAAAAGGAGATCATGATGCGTTAAATGAATTTTATCGCCAATTTCCCAGAACAACAGAGCATGCTTTTAGAGATGAAACTAAAAACAGTATATTTAATTTAGTTAAGATATATGAGCAAATAGATTATAACGAAGAAATGTCTAGAACTTTAGGTGTTACTCAGGGTAATTTTCAATGGGTTAATGGAGTTAAAGATTCTCAAGTTATATTTTATCCAGATATAAAAGGTAGATTTAAAGTTAGTTGGGTTCCACCTCAACAACTGCAAAATAGAGTCATATTAAAAAATGGAGTTAAACACCCTGGTAATGAACACATGGGTGCATTTGGTTGTGACAGTTACGATATTAGTGGAACAGTTGATGGTTTTGGTTCAAAAGGAGCTTTGCACGGGTTAACAAAGTTTTCTATGGAAGATGCTCCAGCAAACAGTTTCTTTTTAGAATACTTGTCAAGACCACCAACAGCAGAGATGTTCTTTGAAGATGTTCTAATGGCTTTAGTGTTTTACGGGATGCCTATACTCGCAGAGAACAATAAACCTCGTCTCTTGTACTACTTAAGGCGAAGAGGATATAGAGGGTTTAGTATGAATAGGCCTGATAAAATATGGAACAAATTATCTGTAGCAGAAAAAGAAGTAGGTGGAATACCTAATTCAAGCGAAGATATAAAACAAGCACATGCTGCTGCCATTGAAATGTATATTCAAGACCATGTTGGTATAAAACAAGATGGAACACTTGGAGATCTTTATTTTAACGAATTATTAAACGATTGGAGTAGGTTTGATATAAACAAAAGAACAAAACATGATGCTTCCATAAGCTCTGGATTAGCTATAATGGCTAACAATAGACACTTATATGCTCCAAATTCAAAAATAGAAAAACAGTCGATAAATTTAAATGTCGGTAGATACCAAAACAAAGGTTTCGAGTCGAAATTAATTAAAGAATAATATGAGAAGAACCAAAAACTTCCCAAGTCAAGTAGTTAGTGATGAGGAAAAGCTTAGTCAAGAATACGGTTTAGAGGTTGCTCGAGCTATAGAAAACGAATGGTTTAACGATTCTGGATATAACAATAATAGGTATTTAACAGATCACAATAATTTTCACAAGCTACGCCTATACGCTAGGGGTGAGCAGTCTATTCAAAAATATAAGGATGAGTTATCTATAAATGGTGATTTGTCCTATTTAAATTTAGATTGGAAGCCCGTGCCAATTATACCTAAGTTTGTAGATATAGTTGTTAACGGAATGACAGAAAGATTGTTTACTGTTAAGGCTTATTCTCAAGATCCTTTTGGTGTTGATAAAAGAACTAAGTACATGGAGTCCGTACAAAAAGACATGGACACGAAAGAGTTTAATGACATGGCTCAAAACTTAATGAACATGGATCTTTATAAAAACAAGAAAGAAGATCTACCTGAAAATGAAGATGAACTAGCCTTACACATGCAACTCAACTATAAGCAGGCTGTAGAAATTGCTGAAGAACAAGCTATTAATGTTTTGTTAAGAGGCAATAAATATGACTTAATACAAAGAAGATTATATTATGATTTAGCGGTGTTAGGTATAGCATCAGCAAAAACTTCTTTTAATAAATCACAAGGAGTTACTGTTGAATACGTTGATCCAGCTAATTTAGTTTACTCTTACACTGACTCGCCTTATTTTGAAGATGTGTATTACATTGGTGAAGTAAAAGAAATTCCAATAAATGAATTAGTAAAACAGTTTCCACATTTAACAGATTCAGATCTAGAGGATATAGATAAAAATAACTATAAAGGAAGGCAAAGAGGTGGTAGTTACAACACTAGTGCTAATGAAGATAAAAACAAAATAACAGTTCTTTACTTTAATTATAAAACTTTTATAAACGAAGTTTATAAAATGAAAGAAACTGGAACCGGTGGAGATAAAGCTATTTCAAGGGATGATACTTTTAACCCACCAGAAAACAAAGAAGGAGGTTTTGGAAAGTTAGATAGAAAAGTAGAGTGTTTATTTGAAGGGGCTTTAATACTAGGTAGTGATAAATTACTTAAGTGGGGTAAGGCTAAAAACATGATGCGTTCAAAAAGCGATTTTACTAAAGTTAAAATGAACTATTCTATAGTTGCTCCTAGAATGTACAATGGTAAAATAGAATCATTAGTTAGTAGAATAACTGGTTTTGCTGATATGATCCAACTAACTCACTTGAAGTTACAGCAAATAATGTCTAGAATGGTTCCTGACGGTATATATTTAGATGCGGATGGTTTGGCTGAAATTGACTTGGGCAACGGCACGAACTATAACCCACAAGAAGCTTTAAACATGTATTTTCAAACTGGTTCTATTATTGGTAGAAGCTTCACTTCTGATGGCGATCAGAACCCTGGCAAAATACCTATTCAAGAAATACAGTCTGGAAGTGGTGGTGGTAAAATGCAAGCCCTTATCGGTAACTACAATTACTACTTACAGATGATAAGAGATACAACCGGACTTAATGAAGCTAGGGACGGTAGTACGCCAGATGAAAGATCTTTAGTTGGTGTACAGAAAATGGCAGCAGCCAACTCTAACACGGCAACAAGACACATACTTAATTCTGGTTTATTTTTATCTGCAGAGATATGCGAAGCGTTATCACTTAGAATATCAGACATTATAGAATACTCTCCAACAAAAGATGCTTTCATACAAGCTATAGGTTCTCATAACGTAGCTACCTTAGAAGAGATGTCTGAGTTACATTTATATGATTTTGGAATATTTTTAGATTTAATGCCAGACGAAGATCAAAAAGCTATTTTAGAAAATAACATTCAAATTGCTTTATCGCAACAAACAATAGAGTTAGAAGATGCTATAGATCTTAGGGAGATAAAAAACATAAAACTTGCTAATCAACTTATTAAATTAAGAAGAAAAAAGAAACAGCAAAAAGACCAAAAGATGCAGCAAGAGAATATGAAAGCTCAATCAGAAGCTAACGCCCAGCAACAACAAGCTGCTGCTCAAGCAGAAATGCAAAAACAACAAGCTTTGGTTCAAAGCGAAATACAATTAGAACAAGCTAAAGCCCAAATGAAACAACAAACGCTACAAGTCGAAGCCGAGGTTAAAAGAACCTTAATGGATCACGAGTTTGCAATAAACATGAAGTTAAAGAAAATGGATTTACAACAATCTGTAGAAAAAGATAATACTAGAGAAAATAGATCTGATAGAAGGCAGATGATTGGAGCTGCTCAGCAAGAAAAGTTAGTAGAAAAAAGAGAAGAAGTAAAAGAAAAACCATTTGAATCATCAGGTAACGACGTTCTTGGTGGTGGAATGAGATTAGGTGCATTTGAACCTAAGTAGAAAACAAATTATTAATTATTATTATATTATATTATGGAAAAAAGAGAAGAACCAATAGTAGATGAAACTGTTGAAAAGTTAAAAGTTAAAAAACCAAAAAAGAAAAAGTTTGATCAACCAGAAGGAGAAACCTTTAAAGTAGATCTTAAGGAGCTAGTTGAGAAAGCTGAAGATATAGTCAAAATAGATTTATCTAAACCAGTTGAAGAAATAAAAGCTCCACAAGAAAAACCAACTGAACTGGTAAATAAAGTAGATCTACCAGTTATAGAGGAAGTAACTAACGAGGTAACTGAAGTAGAGCAAGTAGCAGAGATTGTAGAGCAAGAAATAAAACAATCAATGAAAACAGGAGTTGATTTACCTGAAAGTGTTCAAAAGCTAATGGGCTTTATGGAAGACACGGGCGGAGACTTGAATGATTATGTAAAACTAAATCAAGATTTCTCTGAAATGGACAATCATACTTTATTAAAAAAATATTATGATGTAACAAAGCCTCATTTAAAAACAGATGAAATTGATTTTATCATGGAAGATAAATTTTCATTTGATGAAGATATCGATGAGGAGATAGACATTAAAAGAAAAAAATTAGCGATGAAGGAGCAAGTTGCCGAAGCAAAGCTACACTTGGAAAGTGTAAAATCCAAATACTACGAAGATATCAAAATGGGTTCAAAGCTTACGAGTGAGCAAAAGAACGCGGTTGAGTTTTTCGACAGATACAACAAAGAATCAAAAGTAAATCAGAAAACACAGGAACAAGCAAAGTCATCATTTTTAAATAAAACTGAAAATGTTTTCAATGAAAAATTCAAAGGTTTTGAATACGAGGTTGGAGATAAAAGATATAGGTTTAACGTTAAAGATACTGATAGTGTAAAAGAGACCCAAAGCGACATTAATAACTTTGTCAAAAAGTTTTTGAACAAAGATAATCAAATGGAAGATGCTAAGGGTTATCACAAAGCTTTGTATACTGCTATGAACTCTGATAGTATTGCAAATCACTTTTACGAACAAGGTAAAGCTGATGCTTTAAAAGAAAGTATAGCTAAATCTAAAAACATTGATATGGATCCAAGACAGTCACACGGTGGCGAGGTTCAATCAAGTGGTACAAGGTTTAAAGTGCTAGGTAATAATTCTTCTGATTTTAAATACAAAATTAAAAGCAAAAATAAATAAAAATTTAAAAAAACAAAATTATGGCATTAACTAATGGAACTAATTTGAATAGTGTAGCTGCTCCGCAGCAACAAGCACTATCTACAAATTACATCGATTTTACAAGCGAATCAACCGCAGGTTGGGCGCAACAATATTTACCAGATCTTATGGAGGCAGAAGCTGAAGTTTTCGGACCGAGAACTATATCAGGATTTCTTTCACAAGTAGGAGCTGAAGAATCTATGACATCTGACCAAGTGATTTGGTCTGAGCAGTCTAGATTACATTTATCTTACACAGGTACAGTAGCAGTAGCAGGTGATACAAATGGTACGTTTACTGTTTTAAAAGATATAGATGGAAATGATTTAACTACTACTCATGGTATTAGAACTAATGACGTGGTATTAATTGCTCAAGCTGGTTTTGTGGTTAAAGCATTGGTAGTTGAAACTCCAAGTGGTTCAAGCGTTGTTTCAGTTGAGCCTTATGCTACAGCTGCTTTATCAACTTTATCTGCTGGCGCAGCAACTTTATTAGTTATAGGTTCTGAGTACGGTAAAGGACAATCTTACACTGATAACACTGGTACATTTAAGTCTGACTCAAGAACAGCTTTAACGCCTACTTTTAAGTCATTCTCTAACAAACCAATCATAATGAAAGATTACTATGAGATCTCAGGATCTGATGCTTCTCAAATTGGTTGGGTTGAAGTTACTGGTGAAGAAGGTCAAAACGGTTACTTATGGTATTTAAAAGCTGAAGGTGATACTAGAGCTCGTTTTACTGATTACTTAGAGATGAGTATGTTAGAAGCTGAAAAAGCAAATACATTATCTGCTATTGGCTTTGGTGCTGACGGTCAAATTAGAGGTGCTGCTGA